CTGCAGGAAGTTTGCCCGGTACGTTATCTGCAGGCACAAATTATTTAATTAAAGCAGGCACAACTTTACAACGATCTGCCGCAATATCTATTGCAAGCAAGGATGGTATTGTATTTGATACATGGTACGGCGCAGGGCAGGCGTCAATTGTTGCTAGTGCTCCGAACATTTCGCTGTTTAGCACTAGCGGAACAACCGCCACATTGACGTTAAATAACCTGAGTTTAACGAGTCTTGGCGGTGCGAATGTTATGTCATTTAACAGTCCGCTAACAAGTCTTATTTTAAGCGCCATTGAATCAATTTTACCTGGGGCATCTACAAACAATCATGTTAACTTCATATCAGGGCAATCAATATCCGGGGTGGATATCAGCAATCTTACGGTTGAGAACGGTAATCGAGCGTTATCTTTGTTGTGTAGTACAGCCAGCCTGACTTATGACAATTGGACGATTGACGGCTTAATTGCATCCGGATTGCTCGATAGAATCATAAGACTGACAACGGAATCTACCAATAATGCCTGGTTAAGTTCTGTGTTTAACAATCTGACAATCCAAAATGTTGACTGTGACAGAAATTACGGTGGGATATGGATCAGATCAGGTTACGATGCAAATTACCATAATCCGCCAGTTCAAGGGGACAATATTCTACTTGAAGATATACGTTTAACTAATTCAGCAGAGTTCTCAGATAATACACTCCCAGGCGGTATCAGCCTTATTGGTTGCAAAAATAGCACTGTTCGGCGTGTAACCGGAATCAATCTAACAACTACTGGAGCTATAATTGGATCATCATCTAACGACAACATGATTTATGAGGAGAATTACTGCGAGCACGCTGTATCAGTCAACGGTATAGATGGCGGCGGATTGTTCTGTGACCGCGGCACTAAAAACAGCACATTTAGATATAACACTGTTGTCGATTGCCCTGGTTATGATACGGATGGTACTGTGTTGGCTGTGACCAATGCTGGTGGCGGGGTATGTATTTGGGATGCCACCAACAACAAAATCTATGGGCATGTTATTAAAGATTCCCGTTACGGTTTTAGCTATGGACACGCCAACGAAACTGGCAATCAAATTTTTAATAATACGGACATTGGTTGCACAGATGCCTCATTGATGAAACTCGGTACGAGTGCTTTGACTGGAAACATTACGCAACAAAACAACGTTTCAATTGGATCGGCTACACTACTATCGTATTCTGGTACGTCATATTGTACACAATCGGGGAATCAGTTATTTGCAAATGCTTATGTCGCTGGGGTAAGACTGGATGGCAATGGCATCCCGTCAGGCATTATAAGTGGGTCAGGATGTGTAAGTGCTGGAACTGATTTAACTGCTTATTACGAAGATAAAAACGGTATAGCGTTTTTTTCGCCGCCAGATATTGGCGCATTTTCTATGCCGCGCGGGTCTGTAAACGGATTTGGCATATTTTGGTGATAACTATGAAAATGAGCGATCACGGAAGATCTTTGCTGACCGAGTGGGAAGGATCAAGCAGCGAAGCTTATCAGGATATGGCTTGGCTTTGGACTATCGGAGTCGGTCATTTATTAACAAAAGACGAATTAACAAGCGGGAAAATCCTGATACTTGGCGAAGCGGTGAAATATCACGATGGCTTGACTAGCTTACAAATTGATCGATTGCTAACGCAGGATCTAGCCGGAGCAGAAGGTGCGGTGAACAGCGGCGTTAATATCGGCCTGAATCAGAACCAGTTCGACGCGCTTGTTTCGTTTGTGTTTAATGTGGGGCGGCAGGCTTTTTATCAATCCACATTACGCAGGATATTGAACGAAGCACGTTATACCAAAGTACCTGAACAAATGCGGCGCTGGAAATGGTCGGGCGGTAAAGTTGATCACGGGTTAATCAATCGGCGTGAAAACGAAATCAAGTTATTCGAGGGCATGATATGAAGAAAATATTATTGATTATTGCATTGCTAACATTGCTCGGATGCAAATCTGAGCAAGCTAAAGAGATGCTGCAAACAGCAAGCCGAGAAGCCAAGATCCTGAATGCCAAATATTGCGCCGAAGAAAACGCGCATTGGCGCGAAGTGTTTATCACGGCAATCAGATCACAGATCCCGCTTTATCCTGATGGCGGTTATTGTGAGATGAGAGAGCTTGTTAACGATCTGATCGAGGTGGTTTGATGAAAGTGTTTTTGGCGTCAGTATTGGTATCGGCATTGATTGTTTTAGCATTCACATCAGGCGTCATTGTGCGCGGTTGGTTTTGATTAAAAGGAGTGGTTTGTATGAATAAAGTATCAGCAATATTTTCAATCCCTGATGTTTTGAAACAAGGAAAAATGGTTGCAAATCCGGCAGCCTGGAAAACTGGACAGATCACGGCATCTGTATTGTCTGCGCTATTGGTTACGCTGCTTAACTTGGGGCGAGTATTTGGCTATGAATTACCGGTCACGGATGAGCAGATTAATATTATCAGTGCTGGTGTTGTTACACTTGTCGGCTTGTTCGTCGTACCCGTTGCGACAGTCGCAAGCACAGAAAAAATCGGATTTAAAGCTAACGATTAAGCCGGTTATGTTAACGCTGGATCGCACCGAATTGCCTGGGTATGTACCAAATGCACAGGCAATCGGGATAAAGATTAGGATTGAGTTTTAACTATGCGTAAATTGTTAACTATTATTGTATGTACACTGTTAACGGCATATGTTTATGCCGAGTCGACAATAAACACAGATCCGCGTTATTGTGGTGAGCCGAAGCGAAGCGCATCAGGACGCATCATACGCAGCATTACAGAACGAAATAGATTTGAGGCTATCTACCCATTGCCTGCACAATTTAAACGCGATGAGTGGCAAGTAGATCACGTTATCCCGTTAAAATCTGGTGGCTGTGATAAATTATTCAATATGCAATGGCTGCCGAAAAAGATAAAAACTTGTGCGGGCGATATGTGCAAAGATCGATAGGTGTGAAACGTATTAACCTCAATACCCAAATAATCGGCGCATTGAGCGGCAGACCAGGGGCGTTTATCAAGCGGCACAGATGCACCGCTGATGTTATCCGATATTGCCCGGCTTAGTTGTTCTATTAGTTCAAGTTCGTTCATGTCAAAACCGAATTGGTGAAATATCAATTAATTGTTTTGCCGCCTCTAATTCTTCCCAAGTAATCAAATTTCCGCCGATCATAAGCCCATTATGAATAGCAAAAATACCAACCTCCAGGCCAGGAAAGCAATGTTCGTCAGGAACGTGAAGTTTCCATTCAGTTTGATCATATTTGTTTACACCTTCTCTTGTAATCATTTAATCCTCTCCATCCCTTCCTGCAATTCTTCAATGATCAAAAAATCATATTCTTGATTAGGATCTTTGTACTCGTATCCAGGCTTGCACATTGATATATCTGATTCGCATGGATTTAGATCGTGTATTCAATCCATTCGCTCATAATCAATCCTTTCTCTCATATAACTTAAACAAATCAATTTTCATAATCTGGCTCATCTACCAAGTACATGTTGCGCGGCTTTGGTGCAACTCCGTCAAGCATTGAATCAAGTTTCCAGAATGTTTTGGCTCGTATTATTTGACCATCAACTTCTGTTACATATTCAGATCCTTCCATCCACACAAAAACAGGGAACTTTTCCCAATGCTTCAGGTGTAGCGTTATTGCTTCGTTTTTAGTCATATCCCTGCGCTTGCTTCGCCTCTGATTGTTTGCTCACCATGGGATATCATCTCCTATATCTTCAAATCCGCTAGGCGGCTGTGATCTGGTCGTCTGTTTATCTTGCGCCGGTTCGCTAGGTTTCGATCCGAGCATTTTCATATCGGTAGCGATGATGTCTGTTGTGTAGCGTTCGATACCGTTCTTATCGGTATATTTCCTAGTTTGCATTCTGCCGGATATATATATCTGCTTTCCTTGAGTCACGAATTTGGAAACAATCTCCGCAAGTTTGCCGTAGATGGTTACATTTACCCATTCTGTACGTTCTTGTTTTTCACCGTTTTTGTCTTTGTAATGATCATTGCATGCAAGCGACAAATTCACTACTTGATCGCCGTTTGTTAGATAGCGTGATTCAATCTTTCCTACATTGCCAATAAATTGACATAAATTAAGACTTGCCATTGTATTGCTCCCTATTTATGAATTTTGCGTTTTCAGGCTTGTTTTTTATCCAGTAAGACACCGTACCGCTGCTTAAATTAAGTAAGCGCTCAGCCTCGTTTATGCTCCCATAAAAAACACCAAGAACCATAACTGGCTTGGATTGAGAATGCCTTATCCCAGACCTGGCTCTGCCACTGTTTTTCATATCAAGCATATTTTCTTTATGAGTTCCAACGCGCAAATGATTTGGATTTATGCATAGTTTGTTATGGCATGTATGCAGAATTTCAAACCCATGAGGTATGGGGCCGTTATGTAATTCATAACTCAGCCTGTGACACCCAACAAACTTGCCAAATGCTTTTATATGCCCATATCCAGATGATCCACATAAACCTTTCCACTCTATGCACCCGTTTTCTAATTTAATAGTGTTTTCATAAAGTCTTTGAAACGGTGGTTTTTTTGTTGGCATGATTTTTATCCGGTGAAATTTCAGCCATTATTTCACCACATAAATCTTTTGTCAACATATATGATTGCTAAGGTTATATTCGTAACCGCTTCACCATTTGACATATAGCGAGTTTCCGGGTCTTTCCCAAGCAAACCAATGAGTATTGCTTTATTTACTGATGCCATTTATATTTTTCTCCTGATTTAAACCTATAATTTTCTCGGTTTATAAGAATGTTTTTTAAAGATGCCATCCATAAAACGATAAAATGATGGTGTAATTACGCGCGATGATGCGCGGCTGCTTTTTATCCCCATTGTCACAGAAACATTATGATATTGATTGTAAGAACAATTCAACTCTTTTAATGTCTCTTCCTTACCTTTCCCGGCTAAAATCTGCAAGAAAATTTTCTCTGACATGGACATCTTAAAAAGATTATATTTTTTCCGTACCACGGTTATATAAGAATCAACCGTGTAATTAGAAATTACTTTTCCTGTTGAATCTATTGGTAATAGTTTTTTTTCGTCGAGATTGCTGTATACAAAATGCAGCGGTACGTCGGCTTCGATTTCGGCTTTAATGGCTAGCATCAATTTGTCGCGAATTGCCGGAGCTAATGGTTTTGCTCGTGTGTTTTTTCGTTTGATGTTGGTCTCGTCAGATTTAATAACTGTTATATAGTGCTCTTTGCTAATGAGCGGACAATACAGGCCAAGCAACACAAGCAAGCTTGGTGGGTGTAGTGGGTGCGGTCGCAAGGCTGTCATTTATGCCGCCGTCAGATCAAATAATGTCGGGGTTTGATTTTGCTTTTCTACTGATTCGAGGTAATAGCAGCTATCAGCAAAATAACGTGCAGATAACTCAACACCGTAATATTTACGCTGTTTGAGTAGGGCGCGATAACCAACAGAGCCAATACCGGAGAATGGATCAAGCACAAGGTCGCCAGGGTTTGTGAATCGCTCGATGATCCTGTCGGCAATATCGAATTGCATTGGACACAAATGCTGCTCTTTGCCTTTCTTTTGTTGCAGCATGTTCAACGTCCGCATACGTGCAACATCTGTCCATACTTCGTCAGACCATGAAGGTGGCTGTAACAACATGAACGTCACAGGAAGGCGACCATAACCGTCTATGGTTTCGCCAATCTTTACATGTGATTCGTAGCTGTATACATTCTGCAGATTATGGTCACGGAACCACTTGAAAATAACATCATGGTCGAGTGTCTCAAGTTCTTCAGGCATCATTAACCGTTCCCCAGCGCTGCGCCAGAATCCATGCGCGTCTGTTTGCCAACGAGAGCGGCTATAAGCTTCTTTGGTTTTCTTGACAGGATCGTCAGCATAAGCGTCCGATGTGTCAGTCGGAGTTTTGCGGAAGATGAGAAGGTATTCAGGCATGCCGCACGATATTTTAGATGAGTCTTTGCACACCTCGGACCATCCGAGACGATATGTTTGATTATTTTCACGCACAACGTCGGTAACTACAGTAATCATTCCCATATAACCAAAGCCATGCTTCTTGTAATGCTCAATCGTTTTGCAGTGGAATGGGTAAACAGTTTGATAACCTAGTCCAGTCATGCCACCAGGAACGATGCGATCTTTGACATGAATTACAGCGTTTCGGCCTGGTTTTAGTGCTCTTAATAAATCAGGCGTTAAATAATCCATTTGCTCGAAAAAATGCTCATTCGTGTCAGTGTGTCCGAAGTCGGCAAAGTTTGGACTATATTCGTACTGCGTTGAGAACGGGATCGATGTTAAAACCAGGTCGATACTGTTATCGGCCAACAGTTTCACTTCGTCAACGCAATCGTTATTTACAAGCGTGAAATTATTCCCAAGCACTTCGATTCTTTCTGTGCCCATTTTCCGTTGCAGAGCGCTTTCTATTGCTGCGTTATTTAATCCATACTCTTTAATAATAGATGTCATTTTGCCTACCATTTCGTTATGTTTGATCCATTTGTTTTCTAAGATTTCACGCACACCAGACTCTGCCTCAGTGTAGATAATGTCGACACGTACCTTTTTTGTTTGCAGGAAACGATATAAGCGGTGAATCGCTTGGATGAAATCATTGAATTTGAAGCCGATACCAAGAAAGATTGCCCAATTACAATGCCGCTGGAAATTGCAACCGGAGCCAAGCATCATCGGCTTTCCAGCTAACTCCTGAATGTCACCGTTTGAAAATCCTATAATGTTCCGTTCTTTTGATTCGTCATCCTGAGAACCATAAACGACAGAAACGCCTTTAATAGCTTTTTGAATTGCTTGTCGTTCGGCTTCCAAGTCATGCCAAATGATACGGTTAGCATCTGGATCAAGCGCTCGCAATTCCATCATCTTATTAATCCGTCGCGGCAGTGATTCGCGCTTTTCTTTGGCTGACAATTCAAGGCCGATTGCTTTTTGTTTAAACATTAGCTTTTGACCATGCCTATCAATACCAGCATCTTCTAAGTCATCGCCCAATTCGTGCCAGTAGACTTCTAACTCTGGCAAAACGTATCCATCATCACTATGACCAAGATCGCTTGGCTTTTGAACAAATAGAGCCCATGATGAAATCCAAAGCCAAAATTCTTCTTCCTTGTGTGCGTGCAATGTTAGATTGTCGGCTTTGGTAGAGTCACGTTTAAAGAAGCGTGTTTTTGCTTGTGATACATCCATAACACCTAGAAAGGCCGAGTACGCTAATAGCTCAATGTATTCATTCGGGGAAGGTGTGGCGGTAGCAACAAACCGGTAAGGGACAGATGCGCCTAAAATGCGGTTATCCATCGTTTTACGATCACCGGCAAAGATGGCCATAAACTCACGAAATGTCTTAGTTCCACCAAAACCACGCAGACAACTTGCTTCATCTAAACTTGCAACAGCAAACAATCTCGGATCAAGTTTGCCGTCACGAACTGATTCATAATTCGTAAGGTAAATACCTTCGCCGTTTGTTTCTTCAATGCGTCGAATGAATTTAACAGTCATTCCAAGCATTTCAGCATCACGTACGAACTCTTGACGGACTCCGAGCGGTATCACAATCAATCCCATGCCTCCGCAGCGCGTAAGCGTTAACCTAACCGTTTCAAGCTGGATGATTGACTTGCCTAATCCGAACGATGCGAAACAAGCGGCGCGTCCCATTTTAACCATCCATTTTACGATGTCTTTTTGGTGAGGTTTCAGCAGCGGATTGATTTCGTTGTAATCAATCTCGAAACCGAGATTTTGAGCGACAGTTACTTTGCTTTTTAGAAATTCTTTGTATGGCAGCATTTCAAACCTTTTTTATAAATCCATCATTTTGTTGAGTAACGCCTTCATTTCTTCGATAAACACAATCACCGCCGCTTCAACTTCTTGAATGTCACTCACAGAAGGCTCGAATCGAACGATAGATAAATTATGTTTCGCGCCCAATCGTGGATCATAAGAAACAAAATCGCACCACTTTCGACCAGTGCAAGCAAGCTGTAGCGTCATTTGTAACTGATAATCACGCGGTATCTTGCGCTCCAACAGATAATCGATATGAGTAGCAGTGTTCGGACATTTGATTTCAACCAATCCGGCGGCATCAACAAAGCCATCCGGCGACGCTCCGCATAAATCAATAGTTGGATGCAGAATAAAACCGGCCTCGATAACGTCATTTGTTGTTGCAAACTCATACGCTGCGCGAGCAGCTGCTTCGTTCTCTACTCCCCACAGCACAGCCTTGTTATTACTAAGATCCGGCGCTTGAGATATGCCGGTTAAGTGTTCTGCGACAAGCTGCGCCATGTAGTTTTTGCGGCTGGCAGATACTCCGGTTTTAGTGGTTGCAAGCACGTCAGATACACGCGAAGCGGTTACAAAGCCAAGACGCGCAGCGAACCAATCATCAGACCGTTGCTGCACTTTTCGCCTCTCTGGTTTTCTTAAATTCTGCTATTTTTAAAAGTGCTTCTTGGTAATCCTCAGCAGGCAGGCTGGACAGCTTCTTGATGTTAAATCGCCCGTAGAACGATTCTAATTTCAATCCGGCATCTTTGATTTTATCCAGCAGATCTGTTTCTTGATCCTGGCTGATTCGCTCGTATTCGCGTGCTTCTGGTTTTGTTTGGCCGCCGTCCGAGCTATCAATAGCATCGTGTTCAACCAATTCAAGCGCGGTCATCCACAGGTAACGGCGCTGATATGTTTGCACAGCGCCGAGATTCTGGATTTCGTGGGCGCCTTTTAATTCTGCACGCGCCATCGGACTTGAAATAACAATTTGTTCATCCGGTTTTTCTGTGTTTGTTATAGTTAGTGTGGCCGTATCATTAGCAAACGAAACAACGCCGCACAAACCAGCTTCAGCAAATGCCTTTAGCGCGTCCGGTATAAAATCGCCCAATTCAAAATATTCATATCCTGCAAACTTATTTTTTCCGCTTTTTTTCATTTTTACTGCCTGAACAGCAATCCTAGCGGCCATCAATTTTGCGTAAATGTTCATGTTCATGCTTGCTCCTTCAAAAACTCAGGCGATTCAATGCCGCGGATACTCTCTTTGAAGCGCTCCATTAATATATTTCTTGCCTCACGGTTACTAAGTTCAAGGTTCAAATCACAGGCATCCATAACGTACTCGACAACCTGCTGGCAGTGGTAAAGATTCTTGTATTCAGGAGATTCATAGAACTCATCGCCGTCAAGTTCTGCATAATCGTTTTCAATGTTTTTTAGAGCTTCAAGCAAAGCGCCGAATGTGTTAGATATACCTTCGCGCTCCATTAAAATTTCGATTCGGGCAACATCACGCAGCCATAAATCACGATTTGTTTTATTCATTTCTTGCCCCCAATAATGTAATAAGCGGTTCCCACTGTTTTTTCTCGGCCATGTAGCCATTTCGCCAAGCTACAAACATTTCGCCGGTCAGGTACGGATTGTCGGCAATGCTTTTGTCGCACAGATATGCCACCGATCCCTGTTTTTCTGCTTTCGCAAGCTGCGCCTTTCTTGCTGCAATAACCGCTTTCAGTTTGGCGCACTGAAAAGAACAACTCAGAGGCAACGAGCGCAGGCAAGAGAAAAATTCAGTTATAAAAACATTCGCAATTTTTAGCATGATCCCTCCGATGATTTAGCTATTTCTGTTTGATCTGGGGTGCAAAGTTCTGGATATGTTTCGCACCAGCGCGTATTGGCTGCGTCAAAATCGATAATTAAGATCGTAAACACCAGCACTACACTACATAGGATTGCAACGGTTTCGTGTTTCATTTCTCACCCCCATTTTTTTGCACAAAGAAACCAGAGGCAAGATTTGTTGGTTTAATTGGAGCGGAAACAATTGCCTTTAAACTCCAGTCACAGACTTTTATTTTTAATCCGGCAAAAATTCCGTATTCGCCAGCCTCAATGTCATCGCCAGCCTCAATGCCACCGCCAGCCTTAATGCCCAAGCCAGCCTTAATGCCACCGCCAGCCTTAATGCCCCAGCC